TGTCTCAATATACTCACGTAGTACATAACTGCCTTGGTCAAATCTTGGTGGTTGATCCCATTGGATCTCGTCCATCCTTAGTACAGGAACCCGTACTGCTGGCCCGTACTTGGTTGGTTTGCGTCCCACTGTATGTTTCAGTGGTGGCATAGTCGCCAAGCTTTGTCTATCAATACTTGCGTCCGTCTCGGCTTTAATAACTTGCTGATATGACTCTGCCAACTCTGGCAGACTCCTGGCAGAGTAGAGCCTCTTGCTGGTACGCTCCAATGGCGTTACGATAAATGGATATTGCCCGTGCTGGTAATCCAACAACTCATGTTTGGCATAGGCATCCACACCATAGCACATAATTGTCCTATAGATTCCCTGCACATTATCCTCATCCAGTAATCGCTGGTAGGTGTAAACAATCCGCACAGTCTCGTCATATCGACCATCAGTGAAGTTATTGCGATGCCATTCCTCTATCAGTGCAGGGTCATGTTGCTGTCCTGCTGTTTGAATTGCTTCCTCTACAAACTCTTCGTCCCAATCGTCCTCACTAATCTTGGCACGTAACTCCTGTGGGGTCATGTGAATCACATGGAAACAATACGGAACCTTTTGTGGCTCAATCGTCCATGATGGCATAAAGAAGTCTTCGTCGGGTGGCAGTGCCTTAATGACTGGTTGGTTGCGTATCGACTTATCCAGTGGTACTGTCGTCTTGCCAGTGGTTCGTAGTTCCGTGAGCATCGCCTTGGCTTTTTTCTCACTAACTCCTGCACCCTCAGTGAGCATTGGAATGTACTGATCATCCAACTCACCTGTCATAAATTGCTCCTGATCCCCACCAGAGTTTACCACCATTGCTATCGCATCTTCCAGTGTTAGTTCCTGCTGGATCTGCTGCTTGCAATAGTCCCACTCTACTGAGTGTACCATGATGGACTTCTCTAACAAATGATCTATGCCTAAATCTATTTGCTCGTAAAACTCCTCCATCTTTGCATTGATGAGCCAACGCATGAAGTTAGAGATTACCGCAGCACGTTGAATATCATTCGACTCTACAGGGATAGCATTGATGTACGCTTTCTTGATGGCGTTGATACACTGAGCCTTCTTAGTATTGATGAGGTCATCCACCTCACGGCTCTCATGGTCACTTGCTCCATCCCACGGGAATACCTCCCCAGTCTCTGCATTGCGGTTGTGCTTCTTAAAGTCTTCACTCTTGCCGTCCCACTTGCAGTTTCGTGTGTAGTAATCCCGCTCTCGCTGGTCAACCCATTCTTGGAGGTCATGCACTGTGCGACTGTACGCCTCTTGTAAAAAAGGTATATCTGGTTCCCCGCTTTTGGGGACATCTGTCATATTTTCGTCTGTAATCAAATCCATGTGAGACCTATACACTCTAAGTAATATCTAGTCAAATCAATAACCACCTCCGCCTGTAGCTTCAAGACCACCTTCTTCACAGTAGTGCAGTCCGTTAGTTACGCCATATCTAATCGTATCCACAAAATCCTTAAAATGTTCTTCCTTACTGCACCCTGTGTATTCCAGCATCGAGTTAATTGTATTCTGGCACTGGTCACTCACATACAGTTGTGGTCTGTTTATCACAGACATCGGCTTGCGATCATTCCATGCTAAGAGATCATTGATCTTTGCCACCCCTGCCTCTACGTCACCACGATACACTGGAACCATATGGAAGTCTAATGCCGCCATTTCTGAAAACAGGTCTGTCTGTCCATCAGTTTTTGTTACCTTCTGAGTTCCGAACCCTGGGTCACAGATACGCTGAATAATTTCTTCATCCTGCTCCAAGCCGATAAAGTGTTCCTTCCATTGTAAATAGCCCCATCCGTTGGGTTTCTGTCCTACACTCGGCTTGCCTACTGGTGTACCAGCGTTGTTGACATGTGGTTGACACCATTCTTCTGTTGGTGATTCACGATACACATACACCCGACCATCTCCTATAACTCCAATCCATACTGCAACCCAAGGCTTAGTGCCTGCTGGATCAGTGATAAAATATCGAGTGACTGGATATTTATCGGGATGTTTGATAAATGGTATCTCTCCGTGCGGTACGACATTTACATCCTTATTAAACTTCGGAAACTTGCCTTGCTGTGTCTTTGTAGGAATACCATACAACCTAGCTAACCTCTCTTCTACAGGTTGATTGACGTACTGTTCAACCAAGTGGTGTGAGTCGATAAACGGATTGTCTTGTGTCCACCAGTAGTAAATGCGAGCTGATGGCCAAGCATGACATATCTGCTCCACTGGTAACTCCCTGCCTTCTGTCGGAGCGTACCGAGTCGCCACTGTCTCTGCACCCTTGAGTAGTTCTGCAATTAGTGGAGTCCACCCCTGCAATGTGGTAAAGGTCAGGATGATCCTACCATGAAAGTCCACTGTACGGGGAATCATTGTCTGAAATAACTTCAAAGGACATTCTTCATCCATCTCTATGATGTGTGCATTGAATCCCTCTGCTACCTGCTGGTTCTGCAAATACTGCGTATAATACTTGAAGAAAATGCTACTACCCCTGTCGATACCATCTCGTGGTGGCAAGATACATGTGGGTAGCCTTCCGACAAATCCTGTCTTCTGGTTATACGTAACGCTATAATTCTGTCCTCCACGCTTCTGTCCCTTCTCACGTAGATCAAATGGCAAGCTGTTAAAGATCGTGGCTTGTGCGTCTACTACAGAACGTTCCTCGTTATCGTGCCAATGATAAATCTTAGCCTCATCAATCTTCTGTGCCATATCCACCAGCAACCTATTGGCGAACGTACTCTTCGTGCTGTTGTGATGGAAGCAACCTTGGGCGTAGTAATTATGCGAGTATTCAACTTCCATATCCCACACTTCCTCTTTACCTACACGCTCTATGGAGGTAATAGTATTTGACAAACTACTAATTGCCGCCCAATTTCTTTCATATGCCAAAACATAATTGTATAAACTATCCAGTTTCGCAGATCCGTGACTGGATAAATCAAGGACGCACTCAACAATGGATTGCAGATCATCTTTCCAAACACCTCGATCCGAGAGTGACCCCGAAGCTGATTTACAAGGTCTGCAAGAAGCACGGGATAAAATGTCAAAGAACTGGCCCCAGATCTGGGAAGCTGCATCCAAATTGGCAAGGTGGGAAAGTAGTCTCTGGCTCTGGCTATGTGAAAGTGTATATGCCTGACCACCCTTCGTGCCGAAACGAGAATAAGAAGCGAGAGCAGAAATCAGAAGGGGGATATTATCGAAAGCAGTGCTATGTATGGGAGCATCGTATCGTCGCTGAAAAGCAACTAGGCAGGACTCTAAAGCAGCATGAAGTAGTTCATCACATAGATGGGAATGTTCAAAACAATCATCCATCAAATCTTCAAGTGTTTGAAACGAATGCGGCACATCTTTCCGCCACGATTTCAGGGAAATGCCCATCATGGACGGGTGAAGGGAAAGCCCGTCTCCAACACGCAAGGAATGTGCGGGTCGCCAAATCCCATTTGAATCCCAAACCATATGCCAAAAAGAAGATCGAAAACTTGATCCATCTTCCAATGTTACACGCAAAATTGGCAACACTCCCTTGCGAAAAGGTTCTCCAGCTTTTGCGATAGCAACATCGCCACGATACATAGAAAGCACCTCATGCTCCCCCTTTATGGAACTCACAGGGCGTTCTACCCCCGTTTTTGCACATAAGATGGGCGTATCACCTGTAATACACCGATTTCCACCAAGGATGATGTGTATCTTGGTATCCTTCCAATTCTCCATTACCCTACGCCAACTCTCTAGTGTCCACCCGTACTTTACTGGATCTTGCTTCTCCAGTATCGGTTGCTTCTCCATCAAGTCAAAGAGTGTCTGCAACTCCTCATCTGGTGTAGCCTGTATCTCTTCTGGCGATAGTGCCAGTTTGAGTTCTCCCTTTTCCACTCGCAGCTTACCAGTGGGGAAAGGTATCCCAAAGTCAGGGATTACTTCATCAGCATAGGTTACTTTAGGCATCTATTGTAATAGTGATATCAGGTATACTACCACAGAGTCCCCTGAAAATTGGAATTAACTCATCAATATAAACTCTCAACCCCTCCAGTTTTCGTTGATTGACCAATGAGAAGCTATTCGACTCTTCGTGGTACTGTTGAAGGTTTTTTCTCAAAGCAGGTACAAGGTTGCCCTTGAATGTGATTGTGCCATAATTGGTGTAGCACAGCACCTCTTCCTTTTTCATAATAAAGATTCGCTGGCACTAAGCAGGTTTGGGGAACTCAATCCCGTTATCCCTTTAGAGGGAAATATCATAAAAAAACCTCCTTGAACCTAGTGCCAGCATAGTCATGTCAGTAGTATAACAACCCAAACAAATCCTACTGCACCCACCATGTGCTGTCTGTAAGCTTCACACGTAGCCGCTTACCACGATTCATATACTCACCCCTCCTACGGGGCGTTAAACGTGCCACGACCACCTCTCCTGTCTTTAGTATCCTTACTTTCCTGAAGTTCTTATTAGGCATCACCTGGCACACCTGTGCATCCATCACCTCAGTGGAGGAGATCATAACCGACTTATCTTCTCTCTTCTCCCCAGAATATTCCGATTTGGTTACGACCTCCTCCTCTTGAGGACTAATAGGAGGTGTGGGTAAAGTCTCTTGCGGGTTGTCCAACTTCTCAAAGGTATCCAGTACATGCTGAGATACACGATCCCCGAATATGTACTGCTTGAGTGTGGACTCCTTGATTCCTGCCGCTTCTGCCAACTCCTTGCGAGTGACACGGCTGCTTTGAAAGCGTTCCTTAAATCCTTGTATCATGCTGTTTCTTCCTTTCGGCTTGCATTTATCTGGAATTACCAATACATGTCAAGCCCTTTAATTAAGAAAAGGAAATATGAACCACACCATCACGATACCACTGACGCACGTCACTGAGTTTGACCTATGGGATATTGATCCACATATTAAACAATACGCCGATATGGACTTAGGGTTTCCATGTGCTATGCTTGTAATTCATAAGGACGACTTAGGAAATAGCCTCTATCAAATGGATACAATCAGCATTATAAAACACGGGATGCACTGCGTACTAACCACCCAAGGCGGAATAAAAGGATCATTGGTCTTTGAGAAATACCTGCGATCCACACACCTAGAACCAGCAGACACACTCAACGATGCCAAAGAAAAAACAGGATCTCTCTGAAGAACAAGCCATTGAACTTCGACAACCCTTCGGTTACAAAATTATTGCCAACACCGATCCCGACTTCCTACGCCGACTCGTCATACGCATCGCAGGTGGGGCCTCCATTACAGATGAGGCACGATTCCTATCCCGTGAATGTGGAGAGTCCCAAGCTAAGTGCCGTGACTTCCTACGCCGCACTTACGGCTGGACTGAACAAGAATACTATGACTTCCTCGGTCGCATCACTCGTG